AGCATGAGGGGTAAGGACAATGTCCTCACCCGTCATACCCATAATTTGTGAACCAATATCATCCTTTAATTCAGGATATAGTTCCACTAATTTATCTTTTAATATATTCTGCAACCTCTTGCCTTTATTTTTCGCTGATCTTGCCTTCACGGTAACAACTTTCTCCATACTGAAAGTCCTAATGAGACTTCAAATGGTCCTGCGCTAAGTCCTAAAGTCATATGGTCACCTCTTACTATATTATAAGACATAGTAACAGAGAATAACCATAAAAATATTATAGAAATACCGACTTGATTATCATGAAGTGTTCCAAGTTTCTTGAATCTAAACATTATATCTCCCTTGGTTTAAATTGAAATGTCTTATAATCGAAATCAAAAGCCATCTCAAAATCAGTTTCATCTCTGGATGCTAACGACCGTATTACTCTTATGTTATTTGCATCTCTTTTACCTGTGATGCCTAGGATCTTGTCTGCTTTTTGTTCTATTGCTGAATTACCTTTAGCACTATGAACAGTAAGCATATCCCTAGAAGCACCTTTGGATATATGAGAAATACCAAAGAATATAACATCCATTTGTGTTGCTATTTGTTTTAAACTATTAACTATTTTCTCCATTTTAGTAAATGGATCATTATTATATCTAACATCTATTGCATCTATAGTATCTATACAAACTATTTGTGGCTGATTATCAGCTATAAGTTGTTTCATAGAGTCTATATCAGGGCTAGTTGTCATTACTTTAATGTGTTTTACTTTATCATTAATTTGATTTACTCTATCTTCGTCATATATTCTATAGGTTTCATTTACTTCTTGCTTAGTAATACCATTACCTGCTTGAAGAAATCTCCTAAATATAAGCCAATCACCTACTTCTAATGATAAGTATAATATATTCATATGAGTTAATTTAACCATAAGACTTTGCAACCATGCAGTTTTACCTAGTTTAGTGTCACCTAATAATATGGCTAATTCACCAGGTAGAAACCGATAATCTGTTTGCATAGGATAGTGATCTTTTAGATTAAAACTATTTGTATCCATATCCATATGAACAAAGTCTCTTAGTTTTGTTGATAGTTCTTTTACGTTTAATACTTCGAGTCCGTAATTCTTTTGTTTATAGAATTTACATACTGGATCGCAATACTTTTCCATAATTGTATCACTACAACTATATCCGTTATGCTCCCATGCATATACATCATCTAGTATTTTAAGAATTTCGTTATGATCTAAAGATGGAATATTATATTCAGACATTTTAATAGCACCTTCTTTAGGAATACCCATTCTTCTCCAAGCATTGGCCATTCTTAATAAGGTTATATGTCTTTCTCCATCTTTATCGCTTTTCCACATCTTTTGAACACAAGTTACATGTGCATTTAATGTAGTATTAGATACAGAGCCTTCTTCTTCTTTAAACTCTTTTACTTCTAACACCTTGTCTTCCCATATAGGATAGACATCTTTTTCATTAAATGGTGTATGATTGTAGTCAGTTTTTTGGTTTTGACAATATTCACAAATGTCTTGATATGTCATATCATTAAGCATTTGCCAAGATAATGGTAGTTTGTATAATTCGCTTTTCATATTAATAGTATATCCTACACGAATTAATCTACCTTTATCATATATATTGTCTACAAGTTTACCAAAATGGCTATCTATTGTCATTTTAACTTGGTAAGGAAGATTTTCACTTTCTTCAAACCCATATAAGTTTGGAATTTCTATATGAAATCCTCTACCACTAAACCATATATGAGTTTGTGTTGAAGTGTCTACTCCTTGTTCAAGCAATGTATTTATAAAAGCTATTGCTCGTTGTCTAGTATCTTCTCCGCTTTTCTTACCTCTATCAATATCAAATATGATAGTATTTAATGCATATGTCCCTTTGTATGATTTTATAGATCCTTTGTCCCTAAAATGTTCAAATGAACTTTCATCTAATAAGAATAAGCTGCGATATAATTCCTGATTAGGTTTTATATATTTAGTTATATTTTCTGGGCGAATAGCATAGGCTCTGTTTGATACAGAACCTATTGCTAATTCAATGTATTTTACGTTATTATCTGCCATGTTTTAGTATTATTCTGATTGGATATTTCTTTTAAATCAAGAACACCTATTTCTTCGTATTCTTTATTTTCTCTTATCTTACGCCATGTTCTAGAATAAGCTGAAGGCAATCTAGTTACCTCCCAATACAATCTACCATATTCAGGTAATTGTGTTTCTATATGTATTGAGGATATTACAGATATACCTTCACTTACTCTTCTTTGTAGATATTTAAGAATTATCTCTTTAGTAGTCATTAAGTTGGCATCCCTTGGAATTGATTTTCATCAGACCAAGGACTTCCTTCATCAGACGATGATTCATCTGAAGATTGAAAGTCTTTAACGTATCCTTTATTTACCGATTCTTTGAAATCATCTTTAAAGTCTTTGGTATTATAATTAGGATTTCTTGTTTCTTGCCAGTCTTTCCATAATTGTCCACCATCACGTTTAGTTTTGGTAGAAATGTAGGTTAATCTTAGGAATTCCTTTCCTAATAACCTTTGTTGTGCATCTGCTGGTAGTCTGCTAGATTGTGGGTTTTTGCCTTTGTCTAACATTATAGGCATACCTATTGAGTCAAAGAACATTTTAACTTTAAATGCTGTTGACCATCCCACTATTTCTCCACTAACTTCATCTTTCTTGTAATTTCCACCTATATACATATTAGGTTGGAAATCTTTTCCGATGTCTAATGTTAAGTGTATTGAAATATCATCTGAATATGTTTGCCAATCTTCTTTGACACCATATTTAATTTCAGCTGATGCTATTTTTACTTTATCGACAAATATATTGTCTTTATTACCTGAACTTGAATTACTTCCGCTAGTTACCCAATCCATTTTATACCTCCTATTTGTTTACTCGTTGTACTTTGTTATTAAGGCCTTGTGCCTCGGTTGCATCGTCATCATATTGTGCAATACCAGCCATAGATGCCAATGTATATCTTCTTCCATAAGAATTAAGTGATCCTATTTGTTGAGGACCTGCATTCTTAGGTATTGGTAATGCCATTTCACTTGAAAGCCATTCTCCAGATGAATGTATTAATTTAGTTACTACTAAAAATACACCATCTTTAAATCTATTACCTTGCACAAATGCTATTTCTTGTGAAGATAAATGTGGTTTACAAGCTTCTATTACATTATGTAGATCAGCAAATTTATTGTTAAAATGACCTTTTGCATTCATTGCAGCACCCTTCATACTTCCTTGTGCTTTTGATAATGCTAAGGCTATTTTACCTACACTTTTTGATTGATCTGTTACTATATATTCAAATTCAGGAATTTGCATTCCTTGTGTTTTATTTTCTTCCATTTAAGCTCCATGTTAAGATTCTAATTTACTTTATTTAAATGAATAAAGCAAAAAAAAAGAGAGCCTAAAAGACTCTCTTTTCTTATCTAAGATACAAGCCAGACAGAGGTTACTATTCTGGGTTTCCGCACGTGCCCACTTCCAGGTATCTTAGTTTGTCGGGACAAAAATCTATAGGGTAAGTTCCGACTTTAGTGATTTTACTGTATCCATAGCTTCAAGCTACTTCTTCCAACTGCATACCGTTGGCGTATTAACTTACCCCATATTTCTTATTTGCATATTTTATAAGCCCATCTACTATATATGAATTATGGTCGAAATCAGATCTTGTCTGCTTTTCTTTATGCCATGTTACATTCGTCCCAGCATTTAATAAATCATAAGTACTAGGAATTTCCATAGGCTTATAAGTTAATAATTTGTCCATGATATTTCCAAACAAAGAAACAGGTAATTGATTCAAATATTCTTCTCTGATCAGTTTTAAAGTATCTACTTCTAGTTTATCTTCTGATAAATAGCGTAGTGCTTTTATCATATATCTTACTTTATCATCTGATCCTTGAATCATTTTTACTGCTTCCATTATGTCTTTTTCATAGTTTATTGAATTTTGGTCATGTTTGAATCTAAATGATTTAAATATATCATTAGATAACATTCCATTTAGACAAACTAATCTTTGAACATATAGTTTGAATTGAAGTGCTGTAGATCCATCGTAGCTATTCCATATCATCATACCAAGTGCTACATCATCATCGACTTTTATATTATCTGCTATATTATCTTTAGATACCATTGAGTACATGAATTGTTTCCCGTTCCAAAATACTTTGTCTTTTACCCATTGGTATCCTGATGCTTCAGATATATCAGTGATCATTTGTTCTACTTTGGTATTATCTATTAATAAATAACTATCGCTTACTACACCTACTTCTTTCCATTCAGATGTATCTGTTAAATGCTCGATCTGAACTGACCAAGCATTAGATTTTACTCCCATATATTCTAAAGGTACTTTCCTAATAGGACTATACCATTCTGGTTGATTTTTCATTTTGCCTCCGTTACTCTTATCATTTCAAATGGAACTGTCCAAGACACTCCATTTACATCAACTACTGCTCTAGATCTATTAACTTTAGTAATAACACCTTCTTCTATTCTATTAGAACCAGATATTCTTACTTTTTGACCTATATTTAAGTGTGTAGCATTATTAGATGCTAATTGTTTTCTTTTAGATTTTACAAAATCTACTATTTTTGTAATATCATCTAAACTATCTATTTCATTAATTAGTTTTTCTAATGTCCACATTCTAGTTTCTTTTTCAAATTGATTAGATTCATTGTTATCAGGTAGTGGTCTACCTTCTTCATCTATTGCCATTTTTGACCTCCTTTATGTCTATGACATATTTATTTGGATTTTTTGTTATTGTCCCTTGTTTACCGCTAGGTTTAAATGCTGGATGTAATTTTATATTCAATTTAATACCGCTTTTTAGTTCTACAGTTCCAACAAATTGATGGTTTTTGTTTACAAATATACCATCTTTATTCTGTTTTATCAGTTTTAAATATTTTCTTGCTTTATTTAAATAGAATTTACACATCTTGTTCACATTCTCTGCAAATGTCTATATAACCTTTAGATTCCATCATGCTTTTAGCACGATCATCTGAAGGTGTGAACCATACTCTACATTTTGTGCATTCTATTTTTATATCACTTAATTTCATTTTACAGGTTCCCTTCCTTTCATTCATAGTCCAAGGACTAAAGTGATGATAGTCATAAGGCTTAGGGTTACTACCCATACCTATATCTGTTCTGATTATAAAATCAAAATATTCAGTTAGTCTCATCTAAGCATTTATAACACATTCTTTCTTCTGCGTCTCCTTCTACAATGTCTTGATAAGGAAATTCACATTTAATACATGTCCATTTCATAATTTTCTCCATTTAATTAAAAGTAACAGAAAAAAAGAGAGCCTCACATATTCCTTTGCCTAGACTGAACCACCTTTGCAGTTTGATTATATCAGTATTTAGTAGCTACTAACCTTGGACTAGGACTTACAGGACCAGTTATTGGCTCTCTTAATTTTAGAATATATATCTAATTTTTTGCCAAGGCACAACAATGTTATGTAATTGCTTAAAATCTTTTATATATTGTTTTTTGTTATGTCGGTTATACCTAATATTTAAACAACCATACTCAGAAGTTTTAGGTTCTTGCAAGTCTGGTCGCCATAAATATTTTTCGCCATTTACATCGTTTATTACGTTATATTTGTGCATTTCTTTGTTATGTGTTAAGAATATACATTCTGCTTTTACTTTATCTTTTATAGATTCATCTACAATAGAATCCACAAGTTTAAATAAATCATTATAATCTTTTTGAAAGTTTTCATACATGATTATTGGTGAATAATTTAGATGAACATCATATCCTGCTT